AGCAGCCACAACAAAGAAAACTACTAAAAAAGCAAAAAAATAGAGTGATTAAAATGGTTAGTCAAAACAAAAAATATAATATAGATAAAACTCTTACTATCCGTAAAAGTAAAGGTGGAGTAAAGGTTTTCAGTCATAAAGGTGGAAAAACCCACGCTTTAGAAAAACACGCTATTACTAAGAAAGATGCGTTAAATCAAATTAGAGATGTAACTGAATCTGAAATAGCCAGACGTGAACACCACGGGCACCATATCGGTAAAAGACAAGCTCGTAAAAACAATACGAGATAATTATGTGTTGCACCAATGGTTGCAATTGCACAGAAGATTGTTGTAAAAAGGAGGAGTAATGGCTCCTCGCAAAAAACCTACAAAATCTAAAGCCAAGACACAGGCAGCCGCCCGAAAAAAGAAAGGCGGTTCTAACGTCGGTAAATACAAAGGAGTTAAAGCTTTTGCAGGACCATCCGGAGGAGCACCAAAAGGTAGCTTCCCAATTAATACATTAAAAAGAGCAAAATCTGCTCTAAAGTTGGCGCATAATGCACCAAGGCCCGGGGGAATAAAGGCGGCAGTTTATCGGAAATATCCTAGTTTAAAACCGAAAACTAAAAAATCAACAAAGAAAACAACTAGGAAAAAGAAATAGCGCAAATTTTAATAAGAGCTGCGCTACTCTGATAAAATGGAAGACAAAGTTGCAGAGTACGAAAGTCGCTTACGAGCACGAGTCGGAGAAGGAGAGTATGAACGTCATAAAGAGATTGTTATCCTTCTGGCACGTAATCTTGCAATTGAAGACGTGCTTTGGAAAGAAATTCTTGTACATATTCGGAATATTGACCTACGAACAAAGTTATTGCGAGAAAGGAATCAGATTGTTAGGGATATCCATACTGAGTTCCGCGCTCTTAATATTGAAATACCTTCTGTTATAGAAACTAAAACGGAAGGCTTTATGAATTTTTTAGGTGGTTTAGAAGATGAAAGTGAGGGACGAGACAACGAATCTGAAAGCAGCACTGTCGGGCGAGAATAAGTTCGATTCAAAGAAGTTAGAAGCTTTCTTTGAAAAAATACGCTGTGATGAAAAGAAGATGGAACAACTAGTTCGAGGTTTTTGTGAAACTTTTTTAGTGGACAACCAACAAAGACCCCTAAGGATTAGACCATTACAGATGAGTATTATTGTTAATGCACTTACTTACCCCAAGGGAGACCCTAAGGAACATCGAAAGATGGCAATTTTAGCCCCTCGAGGTAGTGGTAAGTCTTGGGCTTTATCAGTTGCAGTTGTTATTTATATGTTCTTTAAGAGATTTAGAGATTTAGTATTTGTTTTAGCTCCTACTGAAGACCAATGTTCTTTAATCTTTAATTATGTATTAAGACATTTTCAAGATAATCCTTTCTTAAATAGCTTAGTAGATAATTATAGACTACATAATAAACCACGCATAGAATTAAAAGGGGGTTCAGTTTTAAGAAGAGCTCCAATTTCACCAACAAATCAGGGACAAGCTATCCGCGGACAGCACCCGACTTTTTTAGTTGTAGACGAGAGTCCACTTATCGCAGATAACCTTTTTGTCGACAATGTTGAGCCTTCAATTATAGCAAATAAAGCCCCATTTATAAACTTGGGAACACCGAAGAGCAAAGAGAACCATATGTATCGGTATTTATACGACGAATCTTATGCTGATACCTTTTTACGATTACATTATACTTGGCGAGATGCCATTATTAAAGGAGAAGCGTACACTCCACCGTATAACGAGACGGATATGCTTAATAAAATGACTGAGTGGGGGCAAGACTCTATATACTGGCGCACCGAATATGAATGTGAGTTTGTAGAAAGCGTATCCAACGTTTTTAATCCCGAACAAATTAGGAACTGTTTCGATGACTACCAAATCCACACAAGAGATTCCCTTGAGCAAGACGGAAGTGCAGGTTTTAACAATACTGTCGGTGTTGACATTGGGAAATCTGTTAATTCTACCGTTATTAGCGTATGGCGGACCGAGCGGTCTGATGGAGGCAATATTGCACGCCTTATTTATCTTGAAGAAATCGGCCCTAAGTCCGGCGGTCACGATATTCCATTCCAGCGTAGAAGGATTATGGAAATTGCGAAAGCAAGCAATGCTGTGCGCCTTGTTTTGGATGCTACGGGGATTGGCGGAGCGTTTGAACAAGAACTTCGGATGGATTGCATACCTCTTTCCATTAACTTTATTCCTTTCATATTTACGGGAGGTAGTAAGGGGAGCAAAGGAAGAGTCTATCGAGACTACATCTCGTACGTCCAACAAGGACTTATCAAAATACCGTCGCCAGAAATAGAACACGGGCAGCCGTGGGCTAAATATTTAACAAAATGGTATCAAGAACACATAGATTTAGAATATGTACTTGACCCATCACAGAAAAATGAAAAGATTTCTGCCCCAAGTAGTAAACATGACAGTTCAGTGTTAGGAATCTATGGAGCGTTGTCATTATTACCCGGAGAAGCATCATTTAGTAGCGTTTCGGTAGAAAAACAAAGTAATCGAAGAAGGCAAGGTTCACCAGCCCGCGCTTTTGCAACAACACGCACCGGAATGTCCCCTTCCCATTTCAAAAAGCGTTCTCCACGCGGATTCTGAGCAAACTTATTTATAGAATCAGCCCCTATTTAAAAGTGGTAGCAATGGCTCTCTCCGATTATATCCCTTGGAAAAGGCGTGAATACGCCTCAGTTGGTAGTAACCCATCTTATGAAAAAGATGAACCACGAAGTTATGGTGCAGGTTTAATAAAACGTATAAAATTATCTAAAAATTACTCAGGTCGTGATTTTGAACCACAAATTGGAAATAATCGAAGATATATGGACATTTATTTGTCCGACCCTCTTGTTAGAACATTAATTGACTTACCTTGTTTATATGCTACCAAAGATGGCTACGATATTGTTACTGACGACGAAAAAGAGAGAGAAGAAATAGAAAAAATGTTCCAAGAGATAGATTTGGACATTCTTTTATACAGTTATTTAAGAAATGCACGGATTTTCGGTACCGCCTATATGGAATGGACCGGAGATAACTTAATTTTACGTTCTTCACAGAATATGTACGTTCAAAGAGATGAAAATGGGCAGGTAATGTATTATTACCAAGAAGTTGGAACTGACCAAGAGAATGTGCGCTTTGAAGAAGAAGAAATTATTGAATTAAAAAATAATCCTTTTGATGATTATGCATATGGTCTATCAGATATACATACTATACAATATTTAGTAGATTTAAAAGATTATGCAGAAAGAGATGTTGGTGCTGCGTTAAACAAATACGCAAATAGCAGATATGACATTTCTTGTGGTTTACCGGATATGCCGTATGGTCCGGATAAGATTAATGAAATCGTAGATGCATTTAATGCATTAGAACCCGGTGAAGATATAATTCACGGAAATGATATACAAATTAAAGAAATGCAAGGTACACAGAGAGCATTTGAGTATGGAAAGTATATCGATGATATTATGATGAAAATTCATATGGCAATGAAAGTACCAATTACAATGTGGTCTAGTCCAGAAGATGCTAGACCAATTTTTGAACCTTACGTTAAATATTTACAGAAAGCAGTCGAAGGCGCACTTAATGCCCAATTGCTACCACAACTTGGAAATGGAGATGCGAAGTTTGTATTTAGACATATGAATGTTGAAGATGCATTCGTCAAAGCCAAGACTGATATGATATACTTGGCAGAAGGAGTTCTATCACCTAAAGAAGTGAGAGCTGAAAGAGGATTAGACCCAGAAGGCATTGTCGAACAAATGATGATGGCCGAGGATGTAAATATTGCCGGTGGCCGTGACCAAGATAAGAAAGAAGAATCTGAACGAACGGAAAATCGGGGGGATGGAACCAAAAAAGGAGATGTACGCAAAACAGCACGTCGAGCGTATGAACCTACAGGTAACAAACCTTCGGCCAATCCAACAGGAGGTCGCAAAAAATGAGTAACTATAATAGTTGTAAGTTAGATTTAGTCCCTCGTTTGAAAAAACGTGGGTTTGAGAACCCGGAAGCTTTGGCTTCGAGTATATGCGCAATGCGCTTTGATGGAGATGAAGGAGTGCCTACACGTCAGTTTAGTCAACCGCTTGATTCAAATGAGAGGCAGCGCAGTTTTGCAATGGATTTTGAATTAAAACTTGATGACACTTACCCAGAACACTTTAATAGTGACCTTAATGTATGGGAATTCCCTGTACTAGCAATCACTTCAGGTGAACACAAGTACACGGAAAATGGAAAACAGGAGAAGGTTTATATAGAACCAAGCATACTTAAGAGTAATATAGAAGCTTTTAAAGAGCTTCCTGTTTATGTTAATCATCAACGGACGCCAGATGATTTAATAGGGACGGCTATAAACCCTGACATAATGGAAATGGATAATGGAAAGATAGCAGTCAAAATGTTGGCTCAGATTTCCGATAATGATAGGGCACAAGAAATTGTGTCTAAAATGAAAGACGGGAATGTCACTAATGTTAGTATTGATTGGTTTTCCAAAGATATTGATGTAATGGGTGACACGTATGCTACAGACATTCGGCCCGTAGAGGTTTCGTTTATAGACAACGAAGTCGCAGAAGCCGTCTGTAAGGAATGCACGATTGACACGAAATGTGACACAGAGACTGATGAAGCCCACGATTGCGGTTGTGGTGGTTCAAATGATGCGTGTGGATGTAGCCCCGCAGACGGAAAAGATAGCGAGGATGATATAATGAGCGATAAGCAAGAAGTAAAATCTGAAGCCGAGTCTTTAATCGAGAGGGAGTTTGCAAACTACAAGAAAGAACTTGAAGAATTGAAAACATCCTATAGTGATTTGCACAAGCAATACGAATCTGCAACCAATGCTATTTCAGAATATGAAACAGCAGAGGAAACTAGAAAGCAAGAAGCAGCTGATGCTCGTAAAAGAGAATTAGTTTCTGGCATTCTAAGCAAAGAAGTATTAGTAAGCAGTGCAGAAGACTATAACAAGGATGTTCGATTTGAAGAGTTATTCAAGTGGGATGAAAACAAACTTGCAGGTTTTAGCGAGGCAATGGCGGCAGTTCCAGTTCCAGAAGACACCGAAAGGACTTTTGGAAAAGGTAAAAGCCGTGCAGCTAGTGAGGCACCAGTGGAAGCTGATGTGCCCGAGAGAGAACGTTTGTTCTCGAACGAAGGCGGTAAAATCGTCTTTAACAAAAAAGCACTAAAAGGTGATTAAGAATGGCAACAGAAGTATTAATAAATGATGGTGGAGCACCCGCCAGAATTATACCGTACATAGCTGGTTCAACCATTTCTGCTGGTGACCCTTTACAAGTAGCCGCTGACGGTGAAGTTGATGTGTGTTTCACGACAAGTGGTAGTTTATTGGGCGTAGCCCTTACTGCCGCAACCTCTGGAGCTATAGCCAACGTCATTACCGGACGTGGTGTTGTATTGAACGCCAAATGCAGTGGTTCAGCAGGTGGAGATAACATAGCACCCGGAGTTACATTAACTCCAGATGCAAGAGGATTTTTGGTCAGTGGTTTAAACACTGCAATGGGTCCTCCAAGGGGCGTCGCAATCGCTCTAGGTACAGGAAGCGCAACAGCTGGATTATTAAAAATCCAGACAG